TGAAGGAACCGAATGTTTTATCCGTATGGTGGAAGGCATGTTACCAAAATACCACACCCACTGTCACCTGTTGGCTACATACCCTTCTTCCCATACGGTCTAATGGGTTGGCTCCTTCAGTAGCCCGCGAATCCCTTCGGAGCCTTCGGCGGAACATAGCCGATCTTAAAAGTTGGACTGATGAGACCGATCCATGATCCCCCACCCCGTCCAGGAATTGCGACACGAGAGAACGAAAGGACGGAGAGATGGCAGTGTCCGGTTTCACGACAACTGTCCGGTTTTATCCATGCCGCGCGCGCGCGATTGCTGCGCTGCAACATAAAGGAAATGTTATGTCTGAACTCACGCCTGCCCAGCGCCGCGCCCTGATGTGGTTGCCGGCTGACGGATCGACCACCTTGGCAACGCCCGCCAGCGCCGGGCATCCGCCGCCTTGCCGGCCAGGCCACTGATTGTCTATCAGTCGGCACTAACCATGAAATACCTTGCACGACAAGGAGTTGTTGTGCTATCACTATGGCAGTGTCCGCGTGGTGTCCGCCTCTGGCACCGAATAGGCGATGGAAATGACGATGCTGGGAACCGCCGAGATAGAAGCCACAACCCGCGCCGGTGCGCGCCAGATAGGCCCGCACTCGGCCCCGCATACGTTGGCGAAGCTGGACCGCCGCACCCGCGAATCCAGGTTGCTTTGCGAGACCCGCGCCGAGCTGATCCGGCACGTCGGCAACAACCCGTCCGCCGTGCAACTGGCGCTGATAGAGCAAGCCGCACAGCTACGGTTGCGGCTGGCCTGTATGGATCGCCGCTTCGCCGAGGCCGGCATGTTCACCGAACACGATTCGCGGGTCTATCTGGCATGGTCGAATAGCTACACTCGCGCGCTGCGCGTACTCGGCCTGAAGGGCGCGCCTGAGCGGCCAATGTCCCTCGCCGAGCACTTGCAGGCCATGGCCATGGCTGCCGCCGCCATCCGCGCCCCCACGGCGCCCGGCACGCTGCCCGGGCACACCACCATACCCCGCCAACCGGAAGCCGCTGGCGACGCCCAGGAAGCCGCTTTTGACGCGACTTGACGAAGCTGGCCTGGCTGAGCTGATCGAGCGGCACATCGAGTATGTCGATGCGACCGGCCGCCCCGTGCATCTCGGCTCCGGCTTCGTGCGGCACTATCTCATGCGCTCCGATGGCGAGCTGCCCGTAGTAACGGCCGTGGCGACAACGCCGATGGTGCTGCCGGATGGCACAATCCTGGCCGGGCACGGGCTGGATCGAGGCCGCGGCATCGTGTTCCGCATTCCCGATGCGCTACTCGCGCTCCTGCCCAAACGCGCAGCCTGCACAGACCATGCCGTTGCCGCGGCGATGTCATGGCTGATCGATGAATGGCTGGTCGATGTGGCGACGGACTATCCAGGCAAGTGCATCCTGATCGCCACCGCTCTGACGATTTTGGAACGCCTGCTTTTGCCCGAGCGGCCGGCCCTGTTCGTCACTGCCGGGCAGCGTGGCGGAGGAAAGACGACAGCGCTGCACATGATTTCGATGGCAACGCTGGGGCGCCGTGCCGCCGCGTGCGGCTGGTCAACGAGTGAGGAAGAACGCCGCAAGGCACTGTTCGCCTATTTGGGCGAGGGGCTTCCGTTCCTTTGTTGGGATAACCTGAGCCGTGGCGCGGCCATATCCTGCCCCTCGATCGAAAAGGCCCTGACGGCCGAAACGTACAGCGATCGCGTGTTGGGCGAGTCGCAAACCCGGACTGTCCCGGCGCTCACCGTGATGGCATTCACCGGCAACAATTGCGTGCCGCGCGGCGATCTGGCGTCGCGTTCGCTTTGCGTCCGCCTCGCCGTGGACCGGCCGGACCCGGAGAACCGGACGTTCAAGCACGCCGATCCGATCGGTTGGACTGAAGCGAACCGCGGGCGCGCGTTGGCGTCGCTCTACACGATCCTGCTGGGCAACCCCAGGCTACGCGCCGCCAGACCAGCCACCGCCGAAACCCGCTTCAAAGCTTGGTGGCACCTAGTCGGCTCGGCAGTTGAACACGCCGCCGAGTTACACGCGAAAGACACGACCGAGCGCGTCGCGGCCCTCGTTGCCGATTGTCCCGCATGCCCGCCGGCTGCGATCAGTTTCCGCAGCATGTTCCTGGTCGCCGAGGCGGACGAAGAACAGACATCCAGCCTCGCCACCGTGCTCGACGTGTTACGCGACCGCTGGGCAGCGGGTTTCGGGTCCGCCGACGTGGCGCTGTTCGCAGGACAGGCCACCGAGGAAGCGATCGAATTTAGGGCCGCACTTGAACAGGCCAGCGGAAAGCCGCTGCCAATTATAACCCCGACAGCGATCACGTGGCGCCTCAAGGCGTTGAAGGATGCGCCAGTGCTGATCGAAGGCACGACGCTCGCCCTGCGTTATGCGCCAGACAAGGCAAAGAACGGCGGCTCGTTCACTGTCGAGGCCGTGCGGCGATGAACGCAACCTACGCAATCTACGCATCCTTTTGGCCGGTAGCGATTCTGGAAAGGGTATTAACTGAACCTCGTTTATGCCTACCTCGCCCGCGAAGTAGGCTAAAAAGATGCGTAAGATGCGTAGGATGCGTTGCGGCGACCGTTCGGCAGAACAGAGCGCGACGCACTCGCCCGCCGCCCGATCGGATACTTCCGGCACCGAGCGCCCGCCAGCTCGGGGCGGATCGGCAGCCTCACGCTGTTCCACCCCGAGCTGGTGGTGGTAGCGATGGCGCCTGGAAATCGGCGGAATTGCTACAGACTGACGGAGGCGGGGATGGAGGAGCGCCGACGGATGGAGGATATGGCGGAGCCGGCGTCCGCCAATACGCGGCAATTTCGGCCGGATTCTTCCGCCGATCCTGAAAATCCCCTAGTCTGCCCCCTAAACCACGATAGGGGCTGCTCGTGATGGGCCCGTTATCCGACGCCGGCGCGATCTGCGGAGTTGAACCGGTCGGTATCATCCAGCGCGCCTATGGGGGCAGCATGGCCTCCTGCGGTATTTCCGGTATGGGGTGCACCGGAAGCGATGGCAACGCCCTCTACGGGCTTCTACGGGGCTGTAGGAGGCCATTGATCATGGAGGGGTGTAAATGCGAAAACGGGTCCGGGCCCCTAGTAATGTGATGCGCATAAGCAATCACCGGAAAGAGCGAAAATACTCGATATCCTATGCGTTTACAGACATCGCGATACCGCTATCATGGCACGGCGTTGATAAGCTAAACCATTGACAAATAACTGGTTTTCTCCTCGACTTTCCATATGATCTATTCTACGATAACACATAGCACAAGATATCAATGGGTTAAGCCGGCCATGATCTCCATGCGAACCGAGAAATATCGAAGCCAAACGGGATATTCTCCCCCCTAAACCGACCAGCTATGCGTTTGATAAAACAGATAGGATCAAAAATGCCCCCCACTGATCGCCAAACCCGGAAACACCAGCGTCGCACCCTCGCCGTCAACCGACGGGCGCGAGAAATGGCCGAGCGCGACCGAATCGAGGAAGCGCGCCAGGAAGCCGTGGTGCCGGCTGCCGATCGCAGGCCGGTGCTGATGCCTGATGGATCGATCTATCGTGCTGCCCGCGTCCGCGCCGATGGCCCGGCATTTATCAAATCCTCCGCCGTCGCTCATCTCTACCGGCGCGGCTCTAAAATCACGACGGCGCATCTGGTCGCGGCTGACAGGCTGCTTCGGGCGTGGGAGGAGGGGGGGCGATCAGTCGGTATGGGTGCGAGCCTGTATGGCGAGCGCGTCGGCTGCGTGGCGAAATCCGGCATATCCGAGCATGTCCTCAAGGCCATCGGCCGGCAGAATGATGCTCTTGACGACTGCCGAGCCGCACAATGGGCTCTCGGACGCATGTGGCCGATCGTGCGCGGGATGGTGCTGGATGGCATGAGCGCCAAGGTGTGGTCGGCATTACGGCGCCCTCCCGTCAGTCCAGAGTGGGCAATTCTGCGTTTGGTTCGGGCGCTTGATCGATTGGTTGTATTCTATGCCGACTTGCGACTGCCGGATAAGCCGGGGCGTATAAGATCGGCTCAGGTCGTCGTGCGCTCGGCACTGGGCAACAATATCGCCCGAGAGGCGCCGGAATCTGTGGATTTGCTCGAAAAATAAGGGTTGACAGCAGCCGTTTCATTTTATAAAAAGGTAGATGCTGTTGTTTCGTGCGGGCGCACGATATCAGTCAATCCCATGAAATCCTTCGTTTTTGTGCAGCGCAGCAATGCCATATGGTGGTCGTAAAGGGAATGGTCCCGGTGTTGGCGGCCCCGCGAAGGGCGCAGGGAAGGGCGCAGGGAAAGGCCCCGCTATGCCGTTTACGGCCGATTCTTCCACTCGCGCCAATCCGGCGCATACCAACTCTGTCCCCGATGCCCAGGCGTATCGTGCTGATCAGAAATCGAAATCGAGGCTTCGCCGAGAGCAGCACGAAAAACACCTGGATCGGCTGAATGAGATCGCTCTCGGGTTGGCGGTAGGTGCCCCGGCTGACCTCAGTGTGTCGATTGCCGCCGCCAGAGAGTTTGGTGACAGAGTTGTCGGAAAGCCAGCGCAGACAATCAACAGCACGCTGAGCGGTCCTGATGGCGGCCCGGTGCAGACCGTAGGCATCATCACCGACGATCCCGTGCAGGCGGCAAGAGTGTATCAGCAGCTAATCCATGGGATATATTAACTTCGATTGGAAGAACCCGGACTACGTTTCAGTATTCCGTAACCGCATTGATGCGCTCGGGAGAATTCGGGACAATCCAGCGTCGCTGCCGGCGCTGAAATCCTTTTATCGAGAACATCCTGCGGATTTTATAACTGATTGGGGCGTAACTCTCGATCCAAAAAACGTTGAGAAACGTTTGCCGGCGTTGATTCCTTTCATCTTGTTCCCACGCCAAGTGGAATGGATCGACACGGTTGTTCGGCACTGGCGGGACCAAAGCCCGCTGCTCACTGAGAAAACCCGGCAGATGGGGATGTCGTGGTTATCGATTGCGCTGGCCTGCACGCTTTGCCTGTTTCACGACGGCATGTCGATTGGATTCGGCAGCCGAAAAGAAGAATATGTTGATCGGATTGGTGACCCGAAGTCGCTGTTCCAAAAGGCGCGTATGTTCATGGCGAACCTCCCTCGTGAGTTCGCTGGCGGATGGGACATCAAGGCTCACGCCCCTCACATGCGCGTCACCTTCCCAGCAACATCGTCCAACATGGGCGGCGAAGCTGGTGACAACATTGGGCGCGGCAACACGACCGGCATCTACTTCGTGGACGAAGCGGCGTTTCTGGAAAGGCCCGAATCCATAGAGGCATCGCTATCTCAAACTACCAACTGCCGGGTTGATATTTCAACGGCGCACGGGCTCAGCAATCCATTCGCGCAGAAGCGTTTTGGCGGTCGGATTGAGGTATTCACCTTTCACTGGCGCGACGATCCTCGAAAGGACGACGCTTGGTATGCCAAGCAGGTTGCCGAGCTAGATCCGGTAACGCTGGCGCAGGAAGTCGATATCGACTATTCAGCATCGGTTGAGGGAGCGTTAATCCCGGCAGCGTGGGCACAAGCTGCGGTTGATGCCCATGTAAAACTCGGAATCGTGCCGAGCGGCGCAAAGTCCGGGGCTCTCGATATAGCCGACGAAGGCAAGGACAAGAACGCATTCTGTGGCGCCCACGGTGTCCTTATCGAAGTTCTTGATGAATGGTCCGGGGCTGGCGGCGACATCTTCAAGACCGTGCAGCGAGCTTTCGGAATCTGCGACGAACGCGGTTATGATCGCTTCAAGTTCGATTCAGATGGTCTGGGCGCCGGCGCTCGCGGAGACGCCAGGGTGATCAACGAGACCAGACGAAAGGCCCTGGGTGTTGAGCCGTTTCGTGGATCAGAGAGTGTTTTCAACCCAACCGGAGAAGACGTTAAGGGCAGAAAAAACGTCGATTACTTTGCCAATCGCAAGGCTCAGGCGTGGTGGTCTCTTCGGACGCGGTTTCAGAATACATACAGGGCCGTTGTGGAACACGCAAATATTCCACCAGATGATATCGTTTCTATTCCACTAAGCCTTCCATTGCGTCAAAGGTTGATCGGCGAGTTGACCCGCCCGACTTACAGCGTCAATGGGGTGGGTAAGATTTTGATCGACAAAGCTCCGGAAGGCGCGCCGTCGCCGAACCTTGCCGACGCTGTGATGATCCAGTTTTCAAAGGCGACGCGCGGTCCGATGGTAATCAGTGACACATTGCTTGAACGCATGGCAGCGGGAGGCCGGTATTGACCAGAAAAGCCGTCCCCGTTTCTGCGTCGGCACCTAAGCTAGCCGCGAAGCCGAAGATCACGGATAGCGTCCTCGCCCGCATGAGCGTTCGGGATCGGCGGCGCGGCGAACCTCCCGCCGTCAATTCGGTCGATTGGTTCGCGCCAGCCGTGCCGCCGCCTGGCGTTCTGCCGCCGAATACAAAACTAGCGATGGATGCTGACATTCAGCAGCCAATCAATTGGGCCGCCGCGAACGTCTCTATGGCGATGATGGACGGGTTGCCTTGGTTGGGCTACCCAATTTTGGCACAACTCTCAACACAAACTGAGTACAGACGCGCCGCCGAAATCCTAGCCATGCATGCCACGAAGAAGTGGATAAAAATACAATCGACGGGGGGCGACGACAAGTCTGACAAGATCGCCGCCATTGAAGGCGCGATGAAGCGGCTGAATGTCAAGGATGTTTTCCATCGTCTGTCAATA